TATTTTAAGCTCCTCAATCTGCACGTCCGCCGGGGAATCCGCGTAGTCCGAGCCGTCGCGCATGAAGACCTGCGTGTCCTCTTTCCAGAACTGGTTCTCCGTGAAAGTGACGCGGTAGCCGTCAACGTTCCTTGTAAGATTTTTTTCAGCTGAAAAGCTGATAAGGTTCTGCTGGTTGAGGATTGCGACCGCGTTTGCCTTCCTGTCGTCGATTGCGACCGCGAGCTTTCCGTATATCGAGCGGTAAAGCCCGGCGTTTCCTGTCTCAAGGATTTTCTTGAGAATGTTCTCCTTTGTGTCGCCTGTGGAGACTACAAGGTCGATGTTGAGCGCGTTCTCGTCGCAGTACTCGTAGAAGTCGCCGAGGCTCTCAAGGTCGATCTCGCCGTCGCTCAGCCTTGAAGCCGGGTGCGTCCTGCTTGTGAGAACTTCCAGAAGCCACGCCGCCGGGTTTCTTGTCGCCTTTTTCTCTTCGCTCCATTCCCTTGATGTCTTGTCCCATACGCGGGCCATTCCGCAGGTTACAATCTGGATTTTACTTGCCTTGTCCTTGTTCGTGGCGGTTGCCTTGAGGCAGAGCCCGATTTTTACGCTGAGAGCGTCAATCTTCGCGTCGAGAAGCGGAGCGTATTCAACTACGCCATTCTTCCGCGCCTTTTTCTCGTCAATCAGGCGCGAGCGGATTTTCACAATCTGCATATTGTCGCAGGTGTTTCCGTTCTCTGTTTTTGGAGTAAGACAGGAAATCTTTATTTTTACCGGCTGTCCGTTTTTTACCGCGTAAAGAATTTCAGCGTCCGTGAACGTGTGCTCAAGGACAAAATAAAGGTCTGAGCGGTTGTTGTCCTCTACTGCTCCGTTCTTTCCGAACTGCGTCTGCAAATTTTTATAAGTTGTTCCGCCGTCCGTAGAGTATTGGACGAGCGTCTCTATTTTCCGGCTTGAGCGGCTTCCGTTGTCGTTTGTCGTGTAAAGCCCTGACGGAAATTCAAGAGGAATATAGATTGACTTTGTGTTTACAGGAACCGTGTACTCAAGGTCGGAATAGCTCTCGTCGTCCGAGAGCTTCAGCTCTGTCCCGGTTTCCTGCACGTCCATCTTGAAGCTGAACTTCTCGTCTTTAAAAGCCTCTCCGTTCTGGCGGATTTCAAGGCGGCTGTCCGGAAACAGGGTTGACGACAGGAATGTGTCCGCGCTTGTCGCAGGCGGATTGAACTTGACCAGAACCTCGTTGTCCGCGCGGATTTCCTCAATCGCCTGGTCCGCGAAGCCCGCCTGAAGAACGCGGTAGTTGTATTCTGTGTTGTCCTTCTCGTAGCGCGCCTCCGAGGTTATGAATGTATATTTCAAATTTAAGTAGCCTGATGTCTCTTCCTCGTCAAAATCCAGGCCGCTGAGATAATATTTTTGTCCGTTTATGCGGATGTCTGTTCTTTCTCTGTTCCAGCCGTCGTAAAAACGCGCGTTTATTGTCTGTCCTGCCGTGTAAGTCTCGCCTTTTTTTATGGTGAACTCAAAGCCGTCGTAATGGGAGCCGTACATCACGTTTACATCGAGCCCGCCGTCCCAGTCCGAAAGAAACTCAAGGTTCAGCTCATAAAACCAGCCGTCTAAACTGTTTTCCTCTTCGTCATAGTCTTCCGTTATTGTCACTGTGATTTTCACATCGAAACAGGATGCGACCGCCTCCTGCCAGTACGAGCCGCGCAAGCTGTCCCATTCAGATGTCAGGAAATACGGCGTCCACAGGCGTCTTCCCATCACAAAAGGCTGCGTCTTTCCTGTCGCCACTGTGTTTGACGCTCCGGGCATTGTCGGGTCCGCGTCCACGCTTCCGCCCGAGTTCTTGAGAGATTCCGAGAGCCTTTCCGCCTCCTCCTGCGCCCTCTGCGCCTGCTTCTTGGCCTTGTATGCCGCCACTCCGCCGACGATTGCGCCCGCTCCTGCGACAACCAGCGAAGCGATTAAAACACCGGTCGCGTGCGGAATCGCGCGCACAATGACCGCATCGCCGTCATTTATCTCATAGTCTCCGTTCCGCCTTGCGCCGTTTACAAGGACTGCGTATCTGTCCTCCGGGTATTCCGGAAGAACGTCCTTTATTTTTCCTGTTCCGATTTCCCTTGTCTTATAGCTTTCTGAAAAGTCGCGGTAAATCAAAGCCTTCATTTTATAACCTCGTAGAATTTTGGATTTTTCAAGGCGAACAGCGGAGTTATGCGGACTCCGCAAAGTGTCGCGTGGATGTAGGTTTTATCGTCAAGCAAGAAGCCGATGTGAATCTCGCCGTCCTCGTTCAGATGCTCGACAAGCGCGTATTTTTTCGGCCTTGGGATTTCCTTTACGTAATGATTGAATTCATTCCGCTTCTGAGCGTCGTTCTCCGGACTTATCGCGCAAAAGGTCGCGAAGTCCGGGAGCGTCTTTCCGCACCGCCTGCAAAGCTCGATGCAAAGCCCGTAGCAGTCCAGTCCGTCCTTTGAGCGCCCGCCCTTCTTAAAAGGCACGCAAAGCAAGTCGTCGTATCTGATTTCTTCCATGCCTTTATAGTCATCTTACGCGTTGCCCTGGTTGTTCGCCGCCGTGAACACTGTGGCCGGAAAAGTCATCGACAGCCGGTCGTCTTTTTCCATTGTGATTTTTACGGTTGACTTTGAGAAAACCGCCTTGCAGTATCTTGAGGTGTAGCCGCAAAGCCCGACAGCCTCGCCGTTATAAAGAACGCCGTTTATTTTTATTGTGATGTGGTCGTTCTGCTCCAGAAGCGAGACAACATCGAAAGTCCGCGCGATTTCCAGCGTTCCGCCTCCGAAGAATCCGAGCACGTCCGCGTTCGCGGAGAACTGGAAAACTTCCGCCTTGTATGTTGTGCCGTCAAAAACCACGTTGTTTCTTGCGTTCACGTAGTTCAGCTCTGTCTTTCCGTCCGTGAGCGTGATTAAAAACGGAAGGGAAAAGCCGCCCGACTTGCTTGTGAAAAGCTCGAAAAGCTCTGAATCTGTCATGCTTCCTCCAATGAAAAAGAAACGGTCTTTATGTCCTGCCCGCTTGATGACGGTGTTTCCGCAAAAAAATACTCCTTCTCGCTCTCGACATTCTCAAAGTCTATGAACGAGAAGCTCTCCGCGCCTCCGTGGATTGTGTTGTCGAACCAGTTCATAAAGGCCTTGTATTCGCTTGACTGGTTTTTAGGGTCGTCCGCCATGTCAATCTTGAAAGTGTACTTTTTGCGGACTTTCAAGTCGTTGAGTATTCTTCTTTTTGTTCCGGCCTCAAAAGAGACCTCCGTGTAGTTCTTGCCGAAAGCGGTCTCAAGCCCGTACGCTTTCCTGCTTACATTGTCTGGCCAGCTTTTCATTTAGTTTGTTATCCTCCGTCCGTAGATGTTCGCCTTCATTACCTGGAAGCTGTCGTTCATTTCTCCGCTCGCCATCGCGTCGCCCACTATTTTCTTGATCGCGACTGTGAATCCGTCGGTGCCCGTCGCAACTCCCGCGCTCGCCACGTCCCCCGCCTCGTTGTTCACCTTTATGTTGAACACAACTCCGCCCGCTCCTGCCCCTATGCTTCCGTTGGCGGTCTCCCACAATGCGCGCTGCTGCCTTGCGTTCAAAATCATCTCGCCTGAGTTCACGTTCGCCTGCACGTTGTCGCCTGAGTACGAAGTTCCCGGAACAATGCCGCCGGAGGCGAAAGACGGCGGAACAGGCTTCGCGGCAATCTGCGCGGCGAGCTGCGCGGCGGTCGCTACTCCCATAATCGCCGCGTTTATCATTCCGAGAGTTCCGCCGTCCTTAAGGCTGTTCGCAATCGCAAGGGCCGCCGCCGACTGTGTCTGCAGAAGGCTCAGGGCCCATTCCGCCATCTGCACCTTGTATTTTTTTCTCGCGCTGTCTTTCTCGATTTTTTCCTTTTTTGAATTGTACTCCTCCTCGCTTATAAGCCCCTTTTTATAGGCGTTCTCAAGGCTCTGGACGTCCGCCGATGTCTGGTTGTCCAGCGTCTCGCTTACAAGGGAGAGAGCGGAGTTTATGCCGGACGCAAGCTCCGAGAACTTTTCCTGGACATAGCCTAGCTTTTCCCAGTCGTCCATTGCGCTCCATTCGCCTGTCTTGTTCTTGAGGTTATCAATCTGCCCCATAACTCCTTTAATCGAGCTTTCCAGCTTGTTCCATGCCTCGCTGTTCTCCTCCAGGTTGTCCTTCAGGCTTAAAAGAATCTGAAGATAGCTTTCAAGAGCCTCTATCTGCTCCTTGTCCGTAAGCTTGTCGAGCGCAGGCATTTCCGGAATGTCGATGTCCAAATCTGCAAATTCCTTTTCAATTTCAGCCGCAAGCCTTTGAAGATACGAGGCCGCCCAGTCCCCGGATTCTTTCCATACCGCCATGTAGTGCTCGATTTTCGCATTGAGAAGGTCTTCCTGCGAGACGCTTTTTCCGCGCAGTTCAGCCTCTTTCTGCATGGCCTCTATTTTTTCGTTGTAGGCGGAAATCTGCGCGTTTATCTTTGCGGTCTCCTCGTCCTTTTTTGCGCTGTCCTTTAAGTTTTCTTCCGCCTCTTTTTTTATGGCGATCTGCCGCTCAAGAAATTCAATGCGCTTTCTGTTCGCGTCCTCGTCTTTCTTGAGGCTTTCCGCCGTCCACGTCTCCTGGTCCGCTATCAGGTCGTTGTATTCTTCTTTCATGGCTTTTGTTGTTTCCTTGAGCCTCTTTTTAACGCCCTGCTGCTCTTTTAAATATTCCTGTTCTGTTTTCAGCGCCGTCTGGTAAGTTTTCCAAAGCTCCGCCTGCTTTGTCTTTTCCGCGTCTGTCACGGCCTGGGAATACGGGAGCCATGCGTTGTATGCGTCCGTTGTCGCCTTGCTCAGCTCAGCGGCCTTGCTTTCGTATGCCTCGACTTCCTGTTTTAGCGCGGCTGTCTGCGCGGCCGCGTACTGTTTCCAGCTTTTGCTTGAGAGCACATCACGCTTTTTTTGAATTTCAGCGTTTTCCTGCTTGAGAAGGTCAAGCTCGCTTTGGTATGAGCTTATTGTCGCGTCCGCTCCGTCATTCTGCGCGATAAGACCGAGCTTTGCGCGGAACTCGTCCGTCTCTTTTTTCGCCGCCTGCAGCTTTTCTACTACTTTTGAGAAGAAGCTGTTAAGAACCTGCCCGGCCGCGTTTTTCTTTTCGGAGAACTTCTCGCCTATCATCTCCTGCAGGTCTCCGAGCGTGTTCCTGAACTGCTTCCACCCGCCTGTCGAGCCAGCCGTGCTTTTCGCCATTCCCGAATACTGCTCCGCAAGAATTTTGACCGCATCTCCGTTCTTGAGCTGCTCCGCTGTGAGCTGCTTTATCTGCGGAACGCTTTCGCCAAGCTCGCCTGAGAGCCCCGAGAAAGTCTTGTTCAGGTTTTTTACCGCGCTTTCAAGCGACATGGCTCCGCTGGCGGAAACATCCAGGGCCGCGCCCATTATCTGCTGAATTTCCGTCTGGGTTCTTCCGGAAGCGGCAAGCTGCGCCATAAAAGGCAGAAGCTCCTCGTCCCCGACCGTGGATATTGACTGCAAATGGCTTGCGTACTCCTTGAGCTGGAGAACGCTCTGCTCGTTCATGTAAGGATTGTTCTTGACGGCTGCCGCAAGAAGCGTCTCCGCGTCCGCCTGCCTCTCGTAGGCGTCGGAACATTCGGAGATGGCGGAAACGGCGTTTTTTATGCCGGAAGTAACAAGAGAAGTTGCTGCTTGTAGTCCGTTTACCGCTGAAGCAAATCTTGAAACTTTAGATAAACTATTTTTGCTTTGTTTTTCAAATTCATTTAATTTTCTTGTAATTTGCTCAATGCCTTTTGCCGCGCTTTCTGTGTTCGCCGCAATTTTGATATTTATACTCTTTTTACTGTTTCCCATTTTATTTTCCTTGCTTTTATTTAAGCATCACATTACTATTAAAATAGTAAAGGAGGCTTCCCTATGGCAGATTTAATTTACTCTATTTTAGGTTTTGTTGGCGCATGCCTTATCTTTAAAGCTTTCTTGAAATGGAGCGACAAACACGACCAGGGTGACGGAATCGATGACCAGTACGGCAATTTGTTTTAATTAACATTTTTTTTCTTTTCCTCTGCTATATAGTCATTAGAGAGGCGTGTTTATGGGTCTTATAATATTTCTTATAATATGTTTTATATTTATCGAAAAAACGTATAATAAAGACGATGAGCCAATATCAAAAGAATGGCTTGATCAGGTAAATGCAGGGTGTCCTCCGTATAATCCCGATAAGTAATTTTTAAGCATCAAAGGAGGCTTCCCTATGATTGATTTATTTTCCTTGCTTTAATTTTTATATTTAAGTTCTTTCCTTTTCCCGTTTTATTTTCTTATCTTTGCGGAGAATTCTTTTTCCCTTTTTTCCGCTTCCGAGCGCTCCCGCTTTTCTTCCGCGCTTTCTATCCGCCAGGCCTTTTTCAGCTCTTCCATCTGGCTTTCGTAGCTCTCGTTTTTCTGCGGCTTTTTATAGAGCCTGTATTCGATTATCCTGGTGAGCTTCACATCGTGTAGAGCCCGCATCATCGCTAAGACTTTGTGCCAGTGGACGCCTTTTTCAAATAGGTCTATTCCGTACTGCTCAAGGATTGCGGCATAAATATAGTCCGAGTCAATTTCGTAGTCGAGCGGAATTTCTTCGTTTTGTGCTCCGCAGACGCGCGGAAGCTCTTTCTTTGGCGAAAAAAAACTGAGCAGGGCGAAAAATCCTTTCTGCCGGTCGGCCGGCTTCCCGTCCTCATACAAAAAATCAAAATCGCTTACGGAATCCGCTTTTTTTATAAGCCTTGCAAAATTGAACCAGTAATAATGCTCTGTCTTAACCGGATAAAAAATGCCGTCAACCTCAACAGCGGACGGCAGTATTTTTTTTGTCAAATCCATTTACACTGTTTCTGAATCTGTGGTTTTTGTAAATGCCGGCGCTCCGTCTTCTCCTACAGAGACAGTTCCGGTTTCTACTGTTCCGTTGAAGTTGATGGAGAATGTCAGAATGGAATCTACAGGATTGAAGTTGTCGCAGACACATACGCAGTCGCATTTCCATGCCTCGTATTTTCCGTCCTCCGGCTCCTCGTTCATAAAGACTACAAGAATCTCGCTTTCCGCGGCCGCTCCTGCCGACATCTTATAGAACTTGTCCCAGAAGAACTCGTAGTCCGGGTTGCCCTTGTAAAGCGTAACAGGCTCGCTCATTGACGGCTTGTATTTTTTCAGAATGGTTGTCGGGTTTGTGTCCACGATAAAATCGCGGTCTTCTGTCTCCGCGTTCATCGTGATTGTGTTGTCGGTTGACTTTTCAATCTGCACCCAGCTTGGAGAGGCTTTTGTGCCTTTGTTCACAAGCAGCGCGACATGGTATTTCTTGACCTGCTCGCCGGTTCCAAGTTTATTGATTTTCATTGTTTTCTCCTGTCAGAAATGCCTTTTGCATCTCCTTATTTTTCTTCTGTTATAGTCATTTTTACGTCAAGCCCTGTAGCCTGGCTTTCGACTGTTCCGCAGTCGTAGTAGAACTCGATTTTTTCAAGCTCCGCGGAAGCTACCGCGTTTTCGAGCGAAAGACTGTTCATTATGAGCTTTTGAATTTCGTCCGCCTTAGCCTCCATTTTCTCGACAAGGGCCGGGTATTTTTCGCCGCGGAACAGGAACGACAGGGTGAACGAGGTCTTCGCCTCGAAGCTGCCGTCAATGTACTGCTCGACGACTTCCATTGTCTCCGGGACAATCACGCAGAGATTTTTCTGCGGGAACCTTGAAAGGTCAACGCTTCCGATTATCACGTTGCTTTCTGTAAAACCGTCAAGGTTTTTCGCTATAAAATTTTTAAGGCTTTGCGCGCTTTTCATTTTTCAACTCCAGTATTTGGCGAGCGTCCTGTCAATCATCTTTTGAAGCTCCGTGTCAAAGTCTCTTTTTTCCAGAAGGCTCTCTGTGTCCTGGACAAATGCCTTCGGCGCGAAGCTCCAGCTTTTGCTCCGCTTTGTCGCGCCCTCGTAGCCGTAGTTGTTCACAAATGCCTTCGGGAAGATTCTTGAGCCGGCGGCGCCCCTCGGGTAGATGTTCGCCTCGCTTCCGTCCTTTTTTACCCGGAATGAATAGGACTTCTGAAGCTCCTTTGTGGAGCGTTTCCTGTCCAGAAGCGTTTCCCTTATTCTCTTTCTGATAAACTTGACGCCGTAGCGGGCGATTATTCCGACCGACTGCTTTTTTATGCCCGCAAGGCTTTTTGAGGTTTCGGAGAGCGCCTTTACAACCTCGTCAACCTCGGCCTCGACCACAATCCAGTTTCCGCCCATTAAAAGTCCTCTCCGCTTCCCTTTTTGTAGGGCTCAAGCTCTTCCAGAAACCTGTCCGCCTTGAAGTTGTTGAAAACACGGCTTCCGTTGTCTGAGTACGTTGTGGAAGACACCGCAAGATTTCCTCCCTCGCTTTCCCATACAAGGCTTGCAAGCTGCAAAGCGACGGTCTTTATTTTGCTGGGGACTTTCTCAAATCCCGCCGTATACGTAAGCGAGTAAAGGCTTCCGGAATAAAAGACGCCTTTTCCGTAGTTGAGCTCAAGATAGTTGCGTTTTTTTATCCTGAAAAGAGAGGAATCAACGGGATTTCCGTTTATTCTCGCTTCCTTCAGCTCTACGAGAGGAAAAGCCTCAAGGCAGAAAAGCCGGCCGTCATCGCCGTAGCAGACTGTCCTGTACTCTTTTAGTTCCGGTGAATATCCCAGGTAATTCTCAACCATTTCCTCGGCAGCGTTCACATAATGCTCAAGGAGGGAGCTTTCATCGGGATATTTTTTCACATAGTCTTCAAGTTCTTCTACCGTAATATAAGCCATATTTCTAACCTAGATTTTTTCCGCAAGTCCGCCCCTTATAAAGGCCTCCGCGGTCTTTGCCTCAATCTCCGCTGTCTCGCCGGGATTAAAGGCGCCGTAAGTTCCGCGCAAGGTTTCAAGAATTTTCACTTTTATTTTTTTCTGCGCCTTTTCTTCAGAAGCCGTCTGTTTTTCCGCTTCCGGCTTTTCCGCCGTTTTCTCTTCTTTTGGAACCGCGTTTTTTTTCGCCATTTTTTTGTTCTCCCTATTGCTAAAAATGCCGTTCCCGCGCTGTAGCGCGGGAACCTGCTGTAAACTTTCAGCAGATTACCGGGTCAAGCCCGGTAATGACGCTTAGTTGCCTGAATCAGAGCCGCCGGTGCCGCCAGACGATGAAGAGGCTGTCTTTATCGCGAGGCGGGCGAATGCGGCCGGAAGCGTCGGCTGTCCGTCCGCGAGAGTGTGTCCGAGGAATCCAATCTGGTTTGTTCCCGCGAACTTCTCGTTGAGAACGGTGATGTCCATGTCTTTCCAGCTTGCGAACCAGTAATGGCTGAAATCTCCAAGAGCAACCACATAGCTTCCGGCGGTTTTTGCGCTAGGAGCATATTCGCTTTCGATTACAGGAAGACCGAGGATTGTCGAAGGCTGTCCTTCTGTGAGCGCAGGCTGCCACAAGAATCGTCCGTTCTGGTCCTTGAGAAGCATGATGTCCTTGAGAATTTCTGTGCTCATTACCCAGCAGGCCTTGTTTCTGTACGCCGGGCGGAGCTTCATCTTGAGGTTCACAAGGTCGTCGGCGGAAATTGAGCTTCCGGCGGTCGAGACGTCTCTTGAAGCCGGAATGCCGTCATCGCTTTTTGTGAAAATTCCGAGCGGCTGGTTTTCGCCTGTTCCGTTGAGAATTCCGTTTTCAAACGCTTCCGTGAGCTTTTCAACGATTTTGCCCTTCGCGATTGTGTCGATCGGGAACGCGCTTGTCGCAAGCAGCTTCTTTGTTACTGTGAACTGCTTCACAAGGTCTGTCGGCGAGAGCTCGCGCTTTCCGTATTCCAAAGACTTGTCGGAGGTGATTTCTGTTGACGGGATTTCGTTTGTCCATTCGGCCGCCGACGCGTCCGCCTTTTCGTACGGAACTCCGAGGCTTCCTGCTCCGCTTACAGAGATTTTTCTTACGCGTCCGTAAAGAATGGCTTCTTTTTCAACTTCTGAGAGAATTTCCTTTACGAACTCCTCCGGAGCAAGGGCATAAGCGCTTCCAGGAGCGTCGCCTGTTCCCAATGAAAGGAATGTGTCCCCGCTCCGCTTTTCAGCGCGGAAGAATCCTTTTCTTTCGGCTGTCTTCGGGTTGTCCTCACCGCCCTTTGGAAGCTCGCCTGTAAAGCCGTTGAGCTTCTGCTCGCGCTCTTCCGCCTCAATCTGCGCTGACAAGGAGCGGAAAAGCTCCTCTTTTTCCGCGAAAACTTTTTTCTCATCATCGGTGAACGAGCGTTTTTCGCCTGATGCTTTTTCGCTCATTTCCTTCATTTCTGCGAGCAGTTTTGCTCTTTCTTCTTTTTTGTTCATAGTTTTTATCTCCTGTAAAAAAAAATTGTCAAAGCGCCTGAAGCTCAAGAATCTTCAAGGAGCGTCCGCGCTCCTCGTTCTCTCTCTGCGCCTCTTCCAGCTTTCGCTCTTCCGCCCTCTTGCTCTCCAGCTCCTGCCGGGCGCTCTCCAGCGCAGAGACAGAACGGGCTTTTATGGAAGTGTCCTCGTATGCGGGAAAAGTTACCGCGCTCACTTCAAATACTTTCTCAATGTCTGTTATTGTTCTTTTTGGATAGTCTGAATCAAGGTTCTCCCATTTGTCGCCGCGCACGCAGAACATAAAGCTCATTCCGCTGACGTCTCCCCTCTGGATTGCGGAATAAAGGTTTCTTGCCTCCGTGTTGTTCTCAGTGTCGAGGTTCACGCGGATGT